CGATGTGACGCGGGCCGTGCTGGACGTAATACACCACGCTCATCGCGCCATCCCGCGATACTCGTAAGCCAGCGTGGCGGCGGCGTAGGCGGCGGCCTCGGAGCCGTCGTCGGGGATCGGCGGCAGGTCGATTGCCATTGCGGCGTTGAGCGCGTCGGCCAGCGCCAGACTGCGCTCGGGGTCGGGGGTGTCGAAGAACAGCGTGATCTGCATCGGGCCGTCGCGGCTGTCGACGTGCAGGATCAGGGGATGCTCGGCGCCGCAGGTCGAGGCGCGCAGCCCCTGCACCAGATGCAGCTGCAGGTAGGTCGTCGGTATCATCGTGATGCTCGCTTTCCGGGTTGAATGTTAGCAATCGAGGTATAGCGGTGCCGCTTGCCGGATGTCAATTGCATCATTGCAATGTGGATAAGTTTCGGCTAACTGTGGCTTCCATGCCCAAGCTACACCCTATGGCAGCCAAGCTGCTGGCCGACATCGAGGCGTATCGCGCGCGGGTCGGCATCGATAGGACCGCTTTTGGAAAAAAGGCGGCCCATGACGGTCACTTCATCGCCCGCGTGGAAGCTGGGAGGCTCCCGCGGCTCACCACGATTGATCAAGTCTATCGCTACATGCGGCGCACCACCTCGGCGGTGCGCGACACCACGTCGACGTTCATCACAACGAATGAGGGGACGAAATGAACCTAGCTAACGAACTGGCCTCGCTGGAGAGCGAGCTGGAGAGCCTGCGCGCCGAGAACAAGATCTTGCGCGACGCCCGCATCACCATGGAGGTGGAGAACGAGCAGCTCAAGCTGCAGCTGAAGCGCTCCGAGACCGCGCGCGACGCCCACATGCAGGGCAAGGTGCGGCTGAAGACCCTGCTCGACCAGACCGGCGCCTCGCTGGTCGCCGCGATCCAGCGTTACAACGAGGAAACCAAGGAGACGCTGCTGGCGATCGCCGACCCGCAGAAGGCGATCGGCAAGTACAACAGCGAGGTGCCGCGGCAGGACCGCAAGGAGCCGACCCATGTCTAGGCCGCGCACCATCACCTTGGAACAGTACGAGGAGGCCGAGCGGCTGCAGCACGGCATCTGCAAGAGCTGCGGTGCCAGCCGCGAGTGCTGCGAGCCCGACGCCCGCAACTACCGCTGCGACGACTGCGGCGAGCGGCGGGTGTTCGGCCCGCACGAGTGGCTGATGGAGGGCCGCGTCACATGACAACCATCGCTTATATCGCGCTCGGGCTGCTGCTCGTTTTAGTGGTCGGGGTGCTGTTTGGGTTCTACCTGCTCGCGCAAGAGGACAACCATGGGCAATCGTAACCCGCAGTTCCTGAAAGAGGGCTGGCGCCCGCACGGCCCCGGCAAGTGCGTCTGCCCGAACTGCGGCAGCATCTGCTCGACCAACGCGATGGCGCGCGCCCGCCATGTCTGCCCGCCCAAGCCGGAGCCGCCGCGGGCGCCGCCGCCGCCGGGGAGACCGAACAGTGACGGCTAAGACCCACCTCTGGACACCGGCCATGCTGGCGCGGTTCAAGGTGCTGTGCGGCGACGAGAGCCTGACCTTCCGCGCCATCCGCGATCTCATGAATGTCGAGTTCGACACCGACCTGACCCGCAACGCCTGCATCGGCAAGGCGCGGCGGCTGGCGATGCCGCCGCGCGATCCCGTCAACAACCCGACGCTGAAGAAGGAGCTGCCCGCCGTGGTTAGATTTTTAACCTTTCCGATCCTGCCGGATTTGCCGCCGCGCTCGACCGAGCCGTTCACCCTCACCATCGACCAGCTGCGGACCCATGATTGCCGCTGGCCAAGCGATGAGCCGCGGCCGCCGTTCACCTATTGCGGCTGCAAGGCGCTGACCGGCCTGCCCTACTGCGTCAAGCACACCCGGCTGGCGCGCAGCGGCCTGAGAGGGCCGAAGCCGCACCCCTAAGTCCGCTGCTGCTGCTTCCAGCCGCGCAGGTAGGCCTCGAAGGCCTCCTGCGCGGTCATCTTCTTGTGCACGCGGTTGAGCTTCATCTGGTCGACGGTGTTGCGGGCGACGCAGACCCGGACCACGACTTGCCGGGTTTGACCACTGCGATTGAGCCGCGCGATGGTCTGCTCCCAGTACTCGGCCGACCACGTCGGCGACAGCCACGCCATGTCGGCGCCGCCATGCTGCAGGTTCAAGCCATGGCCGCCGCTGGCCGGGTGCAGCGCCATGAACGGCAGCTCCCGGTTATTCCACGCCTTGATGTGTCGGGCGGCCTGCGCGTCGCTGACGTTGTTGCCGAGGTAGGGCAGCTCCTCGCCGAGTTCGGCCTGCAGCGCCCGCAGGTCCTCGATGAACTCATAGACCAGCAGCATCGGCCCGGTGGCCTCGCTGACCAGATCCATCAGCCACTCGCGCTTGGCGAAATGGATGTCCTCGGTGTCGCCGCTTTCGGTGTCATAGATGAAACCGTTGGCGATCTGCGCCAGCTTGCCGCTGGCGATCGCCGCCGACTTGGCGATGATGCTGCGGCTCTTGGTCTCGGTCAGCAGCCTGCGCTGCATGTCGTCGTACTGCTTGCGGGCCTCCCACGGCAGTTCGATCTCGTCGTAGATGATGGTCGGTTCCGGCTGCACCAGCTCGCCCTCGCCGACGGTGACGATGTGCGGCGCCAGCTCGGCGTTGAGCTTGGCCTCGGCGCCGGGCAGCGGCTGCCAGTCGTAGCCCTGATAGTCGACCGGATAGAAGTGCAGCGGCCGCCACTTGTAGAACGACTTGCCCCACAGCTTGCCGCGGGTCACCACGCGGGCGGGCATGAACAAATCCAAAGCGCTGTTGGGGCGCAGCGTGCCGGACAGCCCCCAGATCATCTTCCACCAGTGACACGCCTTGGTAAGCTGCTTGACCCGCTCGCCCTTGGGGTTGCGCAGCCGTGAGATCTCGTCGATCACCAGCAGGTCAAAGATCGGACTGTTGCCGGGCAGGCTCGCTACCGCTTCCAGTAGCCACGGCAGGATGTCGAGGCCGACGATGGTGAGATCGCGTTCGGCGATCGCGGTCGAGTGCAGCTGCGACAACCGATGGCTTGGGCTGCCGTCGAGCACGTGATATCGCAACTTCGTCGTATGCGCCCAGTTGTCGATCTCGTCGGGCCAGACCACCCGCGCCACCCGCTTCGGCGCCACCACCAGCGCATGCCGGATCACGTTATCACGCAACAGCTCTTCGATCGCGGTCAGCGCCGCCGCGGTCTTGCCGCCGCCGGGCCGCACGATGCACAAATGCTCGTCGTGGTCGTACAGCGCGGTGGCAATGCGCTGCTGGTACGGCCGCAATTGGTCCGGGGTTCTCATCGCTTGTGCGTCATGATTTCGGAGACCCGGCCGCCGTTCGCCAGCCCCACCGCGTTGGCGATCTCATGCATGGTCATCTCGCTGTGCTGCAGCGCCCGCACCCGCCGTTTCTGCTCCGGGGTGATGCGCTGCTGATGCACCGGCGCGCGGCGCACCGCCGAGCGGCGCGACATCAGCGACAGCGCGGTCAGGCAATGCCTGCGCGCCGTGGCATCCATCACGCAGTAGGCCACCGCCTCGTAGAGGTGGGCGCGTGCCAGTGGAATGTCGCTGCCGAGACTGTTGATCATAACCCGTGGCTCCCTTCGTGCTTGGTGTAGCAGTAGCCGATCGTCTCCTCGCTCATCAGCGGCAGGCCCGCGCTCCAGTCGAAGCCGTCTTGCATGGCCCAGTGCAATTCGTGCACGGCGGCGTCGACGTCGCCGACGGCGGTTTCGCACACGATCTCGTCGTGGGTGTGCAGCCGCACCGGCATCCAGTCGGATGCCTCGTTGTCCTCCAGCCGGAACAGGGTGCCGCGCAGGAAGTCCGCCGCGGTGGCCTGCGTCACGTTCTCGACGAACAGGCCGGGCCACAGCTTGATGCGGCCGTAGTTGCGCGCGCACATCAGCTCCAGCTTCTTCTCGCCGGTCGGCTTGTCGTCCTCGTCAAGCACGTCGACACGGTCCCAACGCATTGACCTATAAGTCAACCAGCGGCCGGACGGCAGCTGGCACAGCAGCGAGCCGTTGAAATACCCCGGCAGGTACACGAAGGTAACGCGGCCCGCCTTGGCCTCGGTGTGCGGCTGGTTCATGGCCAGCCGCATCGCCTCCCAGATCTCGCGGGCGAAGTCGAGCGCCCACGGATTGGCGGCGCGCCAGCGCGCCACGATCTCGCGGGCCTCGGCATCGGTCAGATGCAGGCCGTAGCCCGCCGCCATCGCCTGCAGCGCGCCAACCCCGCCGCAGTAGCCCAGCGCCAGCTCGGCGACCTTGCCACGTTGACGAATGGCCTTGGTGACTTGCTCGATCGTGAGGTGGGAGACATCAGCTGCGCTGCGGGTGTAGAGGTCCGGCAGCTTCGGATCGGCGTCGCAGTCGCGGAAAATCTGTAAGCGTTTGCGAGCACCCGGATAGTGGTCGCACAGCCACGGCAGGATGCGGGCCTCGATCTGCGACCAGTCGCTCCACACGAACACGTTGTCGCCGCGCGGCACGAAGGTCGGACGGATCAACAGCGACAATTTCCGCGCCACCGGGGTGTCGCCGCCGATCGCGTCCAGCGTGCCATACTTGCAGCCGTCGAGCATGGCATCGATCAGCTCGGGCTCGGCGGGCAAGGCGTCGCGCGCCAGATTGTGCACCTGCACGCCGCGCGAGGAAGCGCGTCCGGTCTGCCCGGCGCCGTTGAAGACGTATTGCCCGTACAGCATGCCGTCGCAGTGCTGCTGCAGCATCTTGGCGAACTTCATCGGCGTCTTGGCGCCGCCGTAGAGCCGGATCTGCAACAGCCGCTTGACTTCGGCCAGCTCCGCCTTGTCGCCGCAGAACGCGATCAGGCGCTCGACCCGGGCGCGGGTCAGCGCAAACTTGGCGGGCTTGACCAGCTCGCCTTCCTCGTTGATTTCCTCCTCCCGCTTGGTCAGGATCTCGCGGCCCTCGACCGGCAGCCGCGCCAGCAGCCACTCGGTCAGGCGCGCGATCTGGTCGACGGTCAAGACGTGGCGGCCGGTCAGCTCGGCGATCTTGTCGTTGGAGGCCTTGCGGTCAATCATGGCGAGGTAGGAGGCGTGCTTGGCGAGCCTGATATCGATCGCCACGCCGCGGTCGTTGATCGCCTCCATCGCCCAGTATTCGCGCCACTCCGCCAGCGGCAGCTGGCGGGTGCGCAGGAACACCGAGCGCATCGCCGCGATGTCGCCAGTGGCATAGACGTCGGTGAACTGTTGCCACTCGCTGGGGTGCGTCTCGGGGGTGGCGGTGGCGCCGGGGTAGCAGAACAGCTTCATCAGGTCGTGGCCGCCCTTGACCTTGGCCGGGCCGCCGCAGAACTTCGAGGCCATCGCCAGATCCGAGGGCAGGCCAGAGGCCGCCGCCTGCACCATCGGATCGATCATATGTTGCGGTTCCAGCATCGGGAACCCGAGGGTAGCGTAGTTCCAGACGGCACGGTCGAAGCCCGCGTTCCACGCCGCCCATTTGACCTCGCCGCGCAATAGCCGGGAATGCCAGTTATGTATTTCGGCTGGCATATGGCGCCACTGCAGCGGACCGTCAAATGCGGACACCTTGACCGTATTCACCGGTCCGGCACCGAGCGCGTAGGCCAGCACGATGGCGTCGGCCTCGGTGGCGTAGCGCACCGCGCCAGCCTCGATGCCGACCGGGCTGCGGGTCTCGAAATCGATCCAGCCGAGGTCTTCGAGGGCGAAGGTGGCGCCCGGTTCCCGTTCAATGGCCTGCTCGATGTCCACGCGCGTGCTCCCTGTCGCATCCCGCCCACGCCCCCTTAAAGGGCGCGTGGCGGCCTTCAGGAGGTCAGCGGGCGACTGGACGGCGGCGCTGGCCAGTATGCGCCTGCGGCGCGGCAACCGGCTCCACGGGCTTCTCTGCGGCTTTGGGCGGGGGTGGGGCGGCTTCAGTCGCCTTGGCCACCGCCGGGCGCCGGGCCCGCGTGCGCACCGGCGCCACCGGCTCCTCGGGCGGCGGGGCGGTCGGTTCCGGCAGCACCGCCGCGATCGGCTCGCCCTTGTCCATATTGCCCAGCATGTCGCACCAGCCCGCGATCTCGAAAATGGGCTTGTAGGTGCGGCCGTAGTTCGGGTGCGGGTAGTGGGTCATCTTGAGGTCGAGCACCGGACAGGGGAAGGCCAGCCCGCGCGGCTCGGCGAGGTGAAGCTGGATCGCCAGCCGCAGGCCATCCATCGCCTTCAGGCCACCGTCGCTGTTGGTCTTGTAGAGCACCTCGACACCACTGTCCTCGCCGCTCATGCAGCGCATCTCGCAGCCGAGCTGGCTGACGAACGGCGCGCCGCCCTTCGGCGCGGGCTGCTCGGGCTTGTCGTGGGTCATCGGCACCATGACGTCGCCGCGCATCTCGTTCTTCTGGCCAGAGCCCTCCGGCGGGTTGAACCAGCAGACCCAGCCGTGGCTCAGCGTCATCGGATTGACCGCCCAGTGGCTGCCTTCCTGCACCTCGACGTTTTCCTGCCCGTAGACCCAGTTGCCGTCCTTGAGCAGACGGAGAAACGGCTTGCCGCCGCTTCCGGCGGGGGTGGTGTTGCGGCTCTCGGCGATGCCCTTCATCAGCTTCTGGGCCTGATCGGCGCTGATGCCGGTCTGGGCGTGCTTGACGATCTCATCCATGGTGGGTGTCTCCTGTTGCTTTTTCCTGTTGCAGTTTCACGGCGGGTGACGCCGCCGTTCGTTCCAGCAGCGCGCGAATGCGCCGCGTCTCCTCGACGAAATCAAACGCGTGGCAGTACCCGGTGTTGGGGCCGAGCTTGCACTTCTCGCCGCAGCACAGCGCGCGCATGATTTCGGTGTCGGTGGGCCGCCTCACGACTTGCTCAGCTCCTTCAATGCGGCGCGGAATTGCTCGATCGCCAGCCCGCGCTCGACGATCGGCGCCGGGTCATCCGTGGTGGTGACGGTGGTCTCGTCCGACGGCGGCGCCACCCGCAGCTCGTCCGGGATCTTGACGCCGAGCCGCTTCGCTGCGGCGTCGGTCGACTGGAAAGTCTGCAGCTTGGTCTGCCAGATCTCATGAGGCTGCAAGCCGAGCTTCGTCAGCGCTTCCACCACGGCGTTCTCGTCGACCCACTGTCGCTGCTTGGCCTTGGCTTTGAGCCGCCAGCCCGGCACTCGGCCGCCGTCTTCCAGATACGCATGCAGCTGATCGTTGACGCCCTTGCCGTAGATCGCGAGGATGTCGACCAGCGCCTTGGCGCGCGCGAGGTAGTTGCCGTAGGCGGTAACGCCATCTTTCGAGGCGTCGGCGGTTTCGCGTGGGACGACGCCGAGCGCGGTGAGATCGAGCAGCGGCCCGGTCCACAGCTTGCAGTTGACCTTGCACGGCGCCCAGCGGCAATGCTCGCCCTTGGCGAGTGGCGGATCGCGGTCGGTGGCGCGCATCACCGCGTTCTGCAGGTCCTCGGTGAACCAGCTGATCTCCTTGCGCGAGACGACAATGTGCCCGAGCGCGGGCTCGACCCGCGGCTGGATCACCGCGACCACCAGCTGGAGATACGGCAACCGCTCCGGCCAGCTGCGCGGAGCGCGGCGATACAGGTGCCGGGCGCTGGCCTTGGCGGCGGCGAGATAGAACAGCAGTTGCGCGTTGACCTTCTCGCCCAGCTCGTCGCGGGTGACGATCGGCACCGGCACGCCTTGACCAAATTTCCAGTCGACGTGCAGTGCGTGGGTGGGTGAGCGCAGGATCAGGTCGCAGGTGCCGAAGGCGCCGGGGATGCCGGGAAATTTCACCCGGCGCTCGACGCCGACCACCTCGAAGCCGCCGCCATACGCCTGCTCCAGCTCGTCGAGTGCATCCAGCGCGGGCAGCACCATGGTGTCGAGATGCGCCTGCGTCAGCTTGCGATCGTGAAAGCTCTCGCCGAGCCAGCTGTGCGCGACCTCCGGCAGTGACAGCCGGTTGTCACCGCGGCGATAATCCATCAGCAGCGCCATCACGGCGTGCATTGCGGTGCCTTCCTCGGCGTAGTCAGAGGGGATGTCGGCGCTCGGCGGCAGTGCGAGGGTGGCCTGATAGGAAGCCGGGCAATTGAGAATGCGGGCGGCATTGCTGCCGCCGACAATGGCGGAGTGCTCAGACATTTTTTCCTGTACCGTGTTGCGCGTTGATCAAATCACAAATCAGGAGAGCAGATTGCAGCGCGTCAATGTCGGTGTCAATGCCAAAGTCAGGGAGCGCACGGTCGAGCGCGAGCTGACCATCCAGACCATGCTGGCGGGCGGCATGGCGCTGAAGGTCAAGGTGACAGGTCGCCGCGGCTTCGTCGATCGTCTGGTGCTGCTGCCGGGCGGCAAGGTCAAGTTCGTCGAGCTGAAGCGGCCGCGCGGCGGTCGGTTGTCGCCGCAACAAAAACAATTCCACGCTGAGCTGCGGAACCTGCAGATGACAGTTGCGCTGGTGAAAAATCCGGGAGACATTGCCCGGCTGTTGGCGTCGAGCTGACAGAGAAAAACCGGGCCGTGTGCGACGGCCCGGTTGATCAACCACGAGGCCATCCCGCTAAGAATGCCCTAACTCAACCCCCAAGGGGGACCAAGGAGATTGAACCGTGACGAGTAATGACCCAACTGCCGTCCGATTGCAACTGCTGGCATCCGGCTATAACCCCCTCCCCAACCACGACAAGCGGCCGGTGCTGACCGGCTACAACACGCCGGACTACCTGAAGACCAGTGACAAATACCCGACGCGAGAAGCCGTGGTCACGAGCTGGCGGCGACGCTTCTCCGATGCGCGCTCGACCGGGGTGCGGATCGAGAACGGCCTTGCCGTGGTCGACGGCGACGTCAAGGACGACGCGCTGGCAGGCGCGATGTGGGACGTCGTGCGCCAAGTCGCGCCCGAGATCGCCGACCGGGCGCCTGCGCGGTATGGCGGCGGCGAGCACAAGGTGGCGTGGTTCGTGCGCTTTGTCGGGCCCGACCCGTTTGTATCGCTCCCGGTGCGCAAATATTCGCGGCCGGAGCATCTGACGCCGTGGCGCGCGGCCGTAAAAGCCGCGCGCGATGCCGTTGTCGGGACTGACAAGAAACCGGAACTGCCCCCGGAACCGCCTTACCACCAGATCGAGATTTTCGGCGGCGCACCGACGTCCAAAGGGCTGTGCAGCAGGCAATTCGGGGTCTATGGCCCGCACACCACGGTGGGCGACATAGTCAAGGTGGAATACCGCTGGGCTGAAGGCCCCGAGCTGGCGACCACGCCGCTTGCGCAGCTGCCGAGCCTGACCAAGGCGCAGGCCTGCGCCATCATCGACGGTTTCGAGGCCGCCGCGATCGCCGCGGGCTTCGAGGCGTTGCCGCTGATCAAAGAAGGCGCCGACGGCAACGCGGTCGATATCTATGACATCGACCCTGACGCAACTCGGTTCGAGGTGCTGGGTGAGCCGGAGATGGTCGACTATGTCGGGCTGACCGAGTTGTTCCACACCCGGCTGGAGGTGCGGCTCACCGCCAATTTCATTCCCGGCGAGATCTCGACCACGGTCGACCGCTGTCAGGCGTTCTGGTCAACCCGCTACGACTGTTTGGTGGTGAAGGACTGGAAGACCGCGGCGCGGCACTACCCGAAGGACAAGGCGCCCGGGGCCGAGGCCACGAAGCTGGCGGAACTGCTGCGGCAGCTGACGCCCCCGACCGACGCGGACGAGCCGCCGGAACCCGCGGACGACGCGGATCTGCACACCAAGGCGAAATGGTTGGTGGATACCCGGGCCTACTGCGAACGCGACGACAAGATCGTGCGGATCCATGGCACGACGCTGACCGACACGACGGCGCCCGCCGCGTTTCACCGCCGGTTCCGGCACTGGAGCCAGCCCAACTCCGACAAGCGCTTCAAGCGGCCGATCTACGCCACCGACCTGTGGGAGGAGACGTCAGGCCGGAAAAACGTGGCTGGGCTTCGGATGCGGCCTGACCAGTCGTTCCCGCTCTACACGGAGCGCGGCGCGCTGTTCAAGAACACCTACCGCCGCCCGGTCCACACCGCTGCTGGCGACGTGGCGCCGTTCCTGAGTTTTCTGGAGCGCTTCCTGCCCGACCCGGTCGAGCGCGAATGGCTGCTGGACTGGATGGCACACAAGCAGGCCCGGCCCGAGATCCCCGGCACCTCGGTGATCTTCGTCGCCGACACCGATGACGACACCCGCGAGGGCAAGTACGGGGTCGGGCGCAGCCTGCTGTTCCGGGCGCTGCACCAGCTCTATGGCGTGGACTATGCGCGGAGCGAGGATTTCAATATTCTGGACGGCTCCAGCGGCCAGAGCGCCTTCACCGACTGGATGCACGGCACCGTGCTGGTCACGGTCGACGAGGCGCAGACCTCGGCGACGGCGTACCGGCGTGGCGAGCGCAAGTCGGTTTACGAGGTGCTGAAGAACGTGGTCGACCCGGCGCCGCGGCACCGCCGGTTCAAGGTCAAGCACGGGCAGGCCTTCGACGGCATCTCCTACTGCTCGATCATCGTGGCGACCAACCACGCCGACGCGGTGGCGATCCCGGCCAGCGACCGGCGTTTCACCATCCTGAGCAATGGCCGGGTCATGACCCGCGCGGAGACGCTGGCGATGGCGGCGTGGCTGGACGGCGCCAACGTCGGGGCGCTGTCGCAGTTGCTGGCGGCGCGGGACCTGACCGGCTTCGACATGTTCCAGCCGCTGGCGACCACCGCCAAGGCCGAGATGGCGGAGCTGGCACGCTCCGAGGTCGAGGAGATCCTGCGCGACCTGATCGAGGACGAGCACCGCGGCCTCGTCTTCACCAAGGGCCACATCGAGATGCTGGTGGCCAACAACTTCAACGGGCAAGGGGCGTATTGGCGGGGCGAGTTCAAGGAGGCGTGGGGCCGCTATTGCGCCGGTCTCAAAACCGGGGACGGCGGCCCGCGGCGGGTTCGAATGGCCGGAACGCAGCGCAAACTGTTCTGTTTTCGCGTCCGGCGCCGCCAAGTCGAGAGCATGCCGGAGGCGGCGATCCGGCGTGAAGTGGCAAAATGGGGCGGCGTGGACAACGAGCCCGGTCTCGGTCTCATTAGCGGTCTCGATCGAAAAGACTAACGTTTACAGTGGTCTATTATATATATGAGACCTGAGACCCCTGTATATAATAGTTATATATGTAATACGTGTGTATGCATATAGCCCCGGACGTCGTCGTCGACGTCGATTGCGTTGAAAAGAATTTGCATATCGAGGTCTCGGTCTCAGGAGGGTGAAATGGCTGCAACCGAAAAGCGACTGACGTTGAAAGACTACGCCCGTGTGGCGCGCCCGGGCGCGGCCGACATGTTCGAGGACGACCTGTTGTACGACCTGCGTTACGACCGCACGCTCCCTGACGTCACGAGCTACCGTGCGCTGCGCCGGTATCTGGTTTTTCACAACGCCTGCGAGCCAGCGCTCAGTGCCGCGCCGGGGGTCTGGCGACGGTACCGAGGCTGGCGTGACCGGCACAAGAAAGCCCGGTCAGCTGGGGTGAAAGACCAGCTGCATCGCCCGGGTGTCGATGGTGAACGGGGCAATGCCGTCGACAACCGGGAACCCGAGTAGCGGATCGCCGCTGTCGGAGACCAGCGCCACCACGTTGTGCAGGACGTGATCGCCCAGCACCACGGTGTCGACCGTGACCGATCTGGCGGTGTGAAAAGCACCGTTGGCCAGCCGCACGGTGACGGGCGTCGGGTTGAACCGGGCCCGGCCCAAGGCGACCAGCCGGTTGGCCATCCCGGTCGGGATCTGGGCCATGGTGGCGCCGGTGTCGAGCAGCATCAGCAGCTGCTCGCCGCCGACGGTGACCTGCAGCTGCACTCCGTTGCCCTTGCGGTAGGACAGCAGTGGCACGGCGTCGAGTTTGACGACGCGCTGGGTCGCGACCGGGCGCGGCAGGGTGCCAACCGCGGCGACCGGGGCCTCGATGATGCCGATGCAGGTGGTCAGGGGCCCGGCGACCGCCGGGCTGATGCTCAGGAGCAGCAGCCGGGCGGCGAGCGCAATGGGGCGTATTACGGGGCGCATCAGACCTCCTCCGCGACAAAGCCGACCTTGCCGATGCATTCGGGGCCGAAGCCGGACGCGATCGATGACGGCACCGTGAGCTTGCGATTGCAGCGTCCGCAGCGGCCCTCGTGCCAGATCTCGACCGCGGGCATCACGCCCTTGGCGAGCTTGGCCCACGTATAGGCGAACGCCAGCGACGATGGCGCGTCGCGGCCGATGTCGCCCGGCTTGGGGGTCTTGCGGCCGGGCCAGAAGATGTCGCGGCGGATGATGCCGAGATATTTGTAGTCGGCCTCGTTGTCGGGGCCGGAGAGCAGCGAGACGAAGTGCACCTGCCCGTCCTCGGAGGCGCGGATCTTGTAGGTGAAGCGGGTGCCGGTCTTGGGCGACACGAGGGTGACGGTGGCGTTGCCGCCGAGCATGAACGGGCGGGCTTCATAGGTGGCGTTGAATTTGGCTTTGTCGGACATGGTGGGATCTTTCTGGGAGGGGGCGAGGTGTCCCAGCGGAGGCCGCTGGGGCGTTTTGAGTGAAAGGGTGGGGGGTTAGGCCGCGACCTTCTTGCCGGTGCGGGCGCCGACCCGGTAGGAACGCTGCACCGTCTTGGTGGTGTGGGCGGCGACCAGCTGGTGGCTGGGCTCCAGTTTGGCGGCGACCGCCTTCCAGTCGACCCGCTCGACCTCGGCATCGATCACGTTGAGGCGGTAGCGTTCGCCCTCGTAGGCGCCCTTGGACAGCTCGGCGAGGGCGTCCTTCATGCCCTGCAACTTCAATTCGAGTTCGGCGATGTCGGCCTTGAGGTCACCGAAGGCGTCGATGGTGGTGGTGAGGTTGGTCATGGGGCAGCTCCGTTGTTGTGATGAACAATGACCCTTTCTAGGACCTTTAGTCCGGTCGGTCAACAACAAAATTGCAAATTGCCAATTTATTTTTGTTGACGGCACTGGACCAAAGGTCCTAAAGTGGTCTGGTTCAACCAACAGGAGCACCCCGATGTCCACTCTCTACAGCCTGCAGCAGGATACCGTCGTCGACGAAGGTCAGGTCGATTTCGGCTTCAAGGATCAGCTTGGCCGTCATGTCGGCTACCGCTGGGTGATCTCGCCCGGTCGTTTTGTGGCCAAGACCAACGACGAGCGCTGGGGTTACGCCGCACCCACCGACGGCCTGTTCGAGTTCTTCATGCTCGTCGCCTATCCGACCCGCAATACCAAGCACTACGGCGCCAGCGGCCGCACGTTGCGTTTCGCCACGCTGGAGGAAGCCCGCCGCGCCGCGGTGAAGCGGGTCGAGCAGGCTCAGAAGCGCGATGCCAAGAAGTTTGCGAAGGAGGCCGTGTGATGACGGAAGAAATCAAGCGCTACACCCTCGGCGACGACGTCGTCGCCGTGGCGCGGCTGTCGGTTTCGGTGTTGAAGGCTTTTCTGGTCGAGGGCGACAAGGTCGACGTCGACGCCGCAGGCTACGGCTCAACCGTGCTGGAGGCGATTGCCGACCTCAACGAGGCGCTGCGCAAGGCGGAGGCCGAGCAATGATTGTCGTTAAGCATCACCGGGGGCACAGCGGCCGGTCGGTTTACACCTACCGGGTGTATCGCGTGGTCGATGGCCCCAAACGCCTTCAGATCCAGCTCGCCAAATATCGTAGCCAAGAGGCCGCAGAGCGCGCCGCCGAGGTTTATCGAAAACGTGAGGAGGCCAAGCCATGAGCTGGCAGCAGCGCGAGATGACGCCCGAGCAGTTCGCTCGGGCGTTGGCTCAGCTCAAGCTGAGCCGCGACGGCGCCGGGCGGTTTCTCGGGGTCAGCGGCCGCCAGATCCGGCGCTACGTCCACGGCGAGCAGGGCATCCCCGGCGCCACCAGCCTGCTGCTGCGCTCGATGCTGCAGCATGGCGACGTGCCTGACGTGCCGAAGCGGCCGAAAAGGAGTTGGTGATGCGCCCGGAACATGAGCCGATCTGGCCGGGGTTCGCGGCTTGGGCGGGGTGCTGGGTGCTGTGCGGGCTGATCTGGCTGGTGATCTGCCTGTTGTTCTGAGCGTTGACGGCCTGCGGATCGGGTGTCATTTTGGCCGGGCCCCACCTATCGGTGGGGCCTCGGTCGTTTCAGGGCGCTAAATGTCGAACATGAAGATTGTGCCGCTGATCGCGGCCGCGGAGGCCGAGCAGCGCGACCAGCTGCTCTTACATCTGCAGGAAACCAGCTACCGGCTGGTGGCGGCGCTGGACGAAAAAATCCAGCGATTAGAAGCACGTATCGCGCAATTGGAGAAGGGGTTATCCCCGCCATTAAGTGGCTAACGCGAAAAAGAAAACGCCGGATACTCTCGCCAAGATGCGCTCGCTGGCGCGCGCCTACACCGCGTCGAGCATCGCCACACTGGGTGCCTACGCCAACGGCCCGAAGGTCGATGACGACATCAAACTGCGCGCGATCGGCATGCTGCTCGACCGCGGTTGGGGCAAGCCCAACCAGCCGCACACCGACGCCGAGGGCGGCGACTTGAAGATCATCCTCAGAACCATTGTGGATAAAAAACCATGACCGAGAGCATGAGCCTAGGCGCGCAGCGGGTGCGCGAGAGTTTCAATCCGTCGAAGGACGACATGGTCGACAAGATCAAGCGCTACACCGCGGATCTGATCGATCTCTGCGAGGAGCTGAAGCCGCTCGACGCGCGGCTCGCCAGTCTGGCGCAGACGTCTTACGAGGAAGCGGCGATGTGGGCGGTGAAGGCGGCCACCACGAAGAAATGACCGTGACCGACGTGCTGATCTGCTTCGTGGTGTTCCTGCTCGGCTTCATCAGCTTCCCTCTGATGTTGTGGCTGATGCAGGCGATGGTGAAGCGCACGTGGCCGATGGATGACGAGCGATGACGTATCACTCCGCATCGTACCGCGCCGAGGCCGCGGAGGGCGGGTTCGAAATGCCCGCCAACAAATGGTGGCCGCGCGATCATCAGATGAAGCTGTGGAAATATCTGCAGGATGGCGGCGATCGCGCGGTGGCGATCTGGCACCGCCGCGCAGGCAAGGACGAGATCTGCCTGCATCACAGCGCCATGAGCGCGCTGCGCCGCGTTGGCAACTACTGGCACGCGCTGCCGGAATACAACCAGTGCCGCAAGGCGATCTGGACCGCGGTCAACGCCCACACCGGCAAGCGACGCATTGACGAGGCCTTCCCGCATGAGATCAGGTCCAACACCGTCGACAACGAGATGTTCATCCGGCTGCACAACGGCTCGACGTTCCAGTGCATCGGCAGCGATCGTTATGACGCAGCCCTCGGCGCCGGGCCCGCGGGCATCACTTATTCCGAGTATGCGACCGCGAACCCGAGCGCGTGGGCCTATCATCGCCCGATGTTGCAGGAGAACCATGGCTGGGCGGTTTTCATCACCACCCCGCGGGGTCATAATCATGCGAAGGCGATCTACGAATATGCCCAGCGCACCAAGGGCTGGTTCGCCGAGCTGCTCACCGCCGAGGACACTGGCGCGCTGAGCGACGTCGAGCTGGCCGAAGCGCTCAGCGAGTATCAGGCGCTATATGGCGAGGACATGGGCACCGCGGCCTATGAACAAGAGTATCTCTGCAGCTTCTCGGCGGCGATTGTCGGCGCATTTTTTGCGCGAGAAATGGCGGCCGTGCGCAGCGAGGGCCGCATCACCGCGCAGGCGATCGCGCTGGAGGATCGGCCGGTGCATCGGGCGTGGGATCTCGGCGTCGCCAATGACACGAGCATCTGGTGGTTTCAGCCGCGCGGCGCCCAGCTCGTGATCCTCGACCACTACGCCGCCTCCGGCGTCGGCGTCGAGCACTACGCCGAGGTGATCGCGCAGCGCCGCGAGGAGCACGGCTGGAAGGAAGGCTATGACTTCGTGCCGCACGACGCCAACGTCTTGGAATTTGGCACCGGCCGCACCCGGGTCGAGACCATGCGGCTGATCGGACTGCACCCGAAGCCGATCCCGCAGGCGACCATCGCGGATGGTATTCAGGCCGTTCGTTTCACCTTGCCGCTGTGCGTGTTCCATCCGCGTTGCGAGCCCGGCGGCATCAGCGCGTTGGAGCAGTACCGGCGCGAGTGGGATGACGAGAAGAAGTGCTTCAAACCAACGGCCTACAAGGACTGGACCACCGATCCCGCCGACGCCTTCCGCTACCTGTCGCAGGCGTGGCGCCCGGCGCCGCTGCGGCAGGTCAGGCCGCCGGTACCGGGTGGCTGGGTCATTCCGCCGGTCGACGAGAGCTATCGCGGCGGGATCGTGCTATGAGGCACCGGCCGGGGCTGGCGGGCATTGAGCCAGCGGCAACGGCCGGAATACTGGCATCATGTCCTAGGCATTCTCTGCCTTCAGCCCTTCCGGCCCCCGGCGTAAAACACGGCAACCGAGAGGAAACAGCATGCAACCACGACCATTTCTGGCGATGATCACCCCGATCGATACCGGCCCGGTGGATCCCGGCTACGGCGTCGGCATCGGCAGCCCCGGCCGCCCAACACATCCGATCGCGCCCGGCGGCCGACCGCCCGGTATCTGGGGCGGTCCGCCGCTCTATCCTGATCAGGGCCTGCCGGGTCAACCACCGGGCTACTGGGGCGGCGTCGCACCACCGCACCCGGATCAGGGCTTGCCGGGCAGCCAGCCGCATCCGTCGCACCCGATCGCGCCCGGTGGCCGTCCGCCGGGCATCTGGGGCGGACCGCCGAATTATCCCGACCAAGGCCTGCCGCCGCCGCAACCGACGACACCGCCGCCCGGTTTCCCCGGCCAGATCCCGGCCAGCGATCCCGAGGGTTGGGTTTGGTGCTACGTGCCCGGCTACGGCTGGATGTGGGCCAAGGTGCCGCCGGAGCCCGGTTCGTTGCCGCGGCCGGACCACAGCCTGCCCGGCGATCAGCCGCGGCCGGATCACGGCCTGCCGGGTTCGCAGCCGCACCCGGATCAGGGTTTGCCGCAGCCGCAACCGCCCGCCGGTGGCCAGCCGCCGACCCAGCCGGTCAGCCCGACCCATCCGATCCAGCCGACCACACCGACGCCCAAGCCTGCCTGAGGCTCTCGACGACAGTTGTGTGAAAGCATACGCTGACTTCAGGATGCGACAGCGGAACTGACGGGAAGCCACGTCATGGCCGAACCTGACGCGCCTGTGGGCGACGACCTGCGGCACGACGATCAGGAATACAACCCTGCCGTCGAGCCCAACAAGGCGAAGGCGTGGCTCAACCTGCTGCTCGAAAGCGAGGAAGCCTTCGAGCGCTGGCACGACCACTGCGACAACATCGATAAACTCTACGCATCGTTAGAGCGTCTCGCGACCAACTCGGTCACGGGACGCGCGGTGCGCGATCGCCAGTTCGCGATGTTCTGGGCCAATTGCGAAGTCATCAAGCCCAGCATTTATGCCAAGCCGCCGGTGCCGGTGGTGGTGCCGAAGTTCAAGGACCGACGGCCGGTCTACCAAGCCGCCAGCGAGTTCATGGAGCGCTGCTGCGTGGTGGCGTTCGATCTGACGCGGATCAACGACCTGATGCTGTTGGTGCGCGACGACGTCGCCATGAACAGCCGCGGCGTGGCGTGGTGCCGGTATGAAAGTGCAGGCGAGGGCTACTACGCCTCCGAGCGCGTCTGCATCGACTTCAAGCACCGCCGCGACTTCCTGCACTCGCTCTCGCGTAACTGGCGTGAAGTGACGTGGGTGGCGGGCGCCTCCTATCTGACGCGCAGCGAGGCGCGCAAGCGCTTCCACGCGCACAGTGGCAACGCTTACCAAGACGCCGACTACAAGGTCGACAAAGAAAGCAAGGAAGTCGGTGGCGGTGACAACCGCGAGCGCGCCATGTTCTGGGAGATCTGGGACAAGACCTCGCGCCGCGTGCTGTGGGTGGCGCACGGCTGCGAGGATATTCTCGACGAGGACGACCCGCATCTGGAGCTGCAGAACTACTTCCCGTGTCCCAAGCCTGCGTATGCCACGGTGCAGCGGGGATCGCTGATACCCGTGCCTGACGTGATGCAGTACAAGGACCAGCTGGACGAGGTCAACACGCTGACCGCGCGGATCCACGCGCTCAGCGATGCGCTGGAGGCGAAGGGCTTCTACCCCGCGGGCGGCGGCGAGATCGCCGAGGCGGTCGAGACCGCGGTGAAGACGCATGCGACCTCGCGGATGCTGGTGCCGATCGCCAACTGGGCGGCGTTCGGCGGCACCAACTCGGTGATCGAGTGGCTGCCGATTGACACCATTTCAACCACGATTATCGCGCTGGTGACGCTGCGCAAGCAGATCATCGACGATATCTATCAGTTAACGGGCATGGCCGACATCATGCGCGGCGACACCGATCCCGATGAGACGCTCGGCGCGCAGCAGCTGAAGACGCAGTACGGCACCACGCGGATCCGCGACAAGCAGCAGGAGCTGGTGCGGCTGGCGCGCGACGTGGTCGAGATCACCAGCGAGATCATCACCCAGAAATTCAAGCCGCAGACCATGATCGAGATGTCGCAGACGCAGCTGCCGACCACGCGCATGGTCGAGCAGCAGGTCGCACAGCTCGAACAGCAGCTGCAGGCGCAGATCCAGCAGTATCAGCAGCAGATGGCGCCGCCACCTCCGCAATTGGCGGCGCCTCCGCAAGGGCCACCGGGACCACCTTCACCCGGCGGTCCTCCGCCGGGCGGCCGATCACCGCCCGGCGGGCCGCCACCACCGGATCAGCAGCAGCAGCGCCAGCAGCAGATGGCGCAGGCGCAGCAGCAGCTGGAGCAGATGGTCGGCGAGATCGAACAGACCCAGCAGCAGGTCACCGTCGAGCAGGTGCTCAATTTTCTCAGGGACAACCGCGCCAAGCAGTTCGTGCTCGACATCGAGACCGACAGCACGATCATGGCGGACGAGAACGGCGAGAAGCAGCGCCGCACCGAGTTCGTTGGGGTGCTCGGGCAGCTGCTGCCGCAGCTGGCGCAGATGATCCAAGCCGACCCCACGACCGCGAAGTTCTGCGGCGAGCTGTTGAAGTTCGCCACCGCGCCGTTCCGCGCCGGTCGCGCGCTGGACGGCGCGATCGATGAGCTGGTGCAGCAGATGGAGGCGAAGGGGCAGGGCCCGCAGGCGCCGGATCCGACCACGGCGCAGGGCCAGATCATGCTGCAGGTCGAGGCGATGAAGGATCGCACCGTGCGCGAGAAGAACGCCACCGACGCCAAGCTGGCGGCCGACAAATTGCAAATGGAAAATGCACACTTCCAGCAGAAGCTGCAGAGCGAGACCATGGCCAAGCAGATGGACCTGCAGGGCGCGGCCGGTGAGCAGCAGTCCGACGTCGCGATCCAGCAGCAGAAGATGGTGGAGAGCCAGCAGGCGCATCAGGCCGAGATGGCGAAAGCGCAGGCCGAGCTGCAGGCGGTGCAGCAGAAGACCATGCTGATGGCGGCGCAGCACCGCATGAAGGCGCAGGACATGGCGGCGCGGCAGAACGAGCGGCAGGCCGCGATGCAGATGAAGGCGCAGCAACCGCCGCCCGTGGCGGGAGGGATCTGAAATGCCGGGCTATGGCGGCCTAGCACCAGCAGCACCGGTGGCACCTGCGCCGCCGACCGGGCCGGTCTCGGCGGTGTTTGGTCCGCCACAGGCGCAGTTTGCCACGCCGCAGCAGGCGATTGACGACGCCTTCGACCAGATGGGTTATCAGGCTTCGCCGCTGTCGGGGATCGATACCGCGATCGGTGCGGTCAACAGCGTGGTCGGGCCACAGCAGGCGAACCCCATGATGGGGATCGCCACCGATACCGCGCCCACGCCGGGCATCACCGCCAATGATGCGGTGTCGCAGGGCTTTTCCGCGCTCGGCTACGGTTTCGGCACCGTCGGGCTGTCGGGCGCGGATGCGCCGGGCCCGCCCGGCTTTGCTGGTGACCCCGGCGCGACCGCTAATCTGGGCGGCTACGGCTACGGCATTACGGGCCCGGCCGAGGCGGCCGCGGTCGCGGCAGCAGCGGCGGCGGATGGTGACACGGGTGATGGTACCCAAGGCGGCAGCGAGGGCGGTGTCGGCTCGACTGGCGAGGGCGGGATAGGGAGCTACTGATGGACCGAACCAAGGAGTGGATGGCCGAGCACGGCGAGCTGGTGCGCTATGAGCAAACCTATGACCGGCTGAAGCGTCAGCTCGGCCGCGTGCCGACGCATCGCGAGGTCACCAACGCGATGGACGATGACGTGATCGAGAACTTCACCAAAGCCATCAAGGACGACTAATGGATTGGCGCGATCGTATCAGCAGTGTGATCACGCGACTGACGGCGCCGTGGGAAGGGCTGCAAGCCCCGGCCCAGCCGCCGGTTCAGCCGCTGGGCAATGCGGAGACGTTGGCCAAGCGCGGGATTTATCTGGATGACTTTCGTGCGCCGGGAGCTGCACCGTACCGCGAGGATACGCCGGGAATGGATGAACGCCTCGCGCGCAGGCAACGGCAGCCGTTCATCGGGCCGGAGATTGACCCGCGGCTGGAGCCGCCGCCGTCGGCGGTACTCGGGATCACACCGACCAATGATCCCAATGCCGTCACTCCCGACATGGTGCCGTGGGATACCTCTTTGTTCGGGAGGCGGGCATGACCCCGATCGGCGATCTGGCGCGCAGCGACGAGTATGATGACGAGCAGCCGTCGCGCTATCCGACCGCCAGCAACATGTCAATCCAGCCCAACTATCCGAGAGCCGTGCCGCCGGTCGACGCGCGCTGGCTGCAGGATGCCGCTGACGTTCAGGCCCGTTATCGTCCAGCAGCGGAGCTGCCGGACGTCGGCGCGCCGCTGATCCCGTCGGGGCCGCAGGTGTCGCCGGGTCTGCCGTGGGCCAATAACGCCGTCACCGCACTGACGACGCCGCAACCGCGCGATCCCAACTCGCCGGTGCTGTATCGGACCGCGAGCCCGCTGGTGAACATCACCCAGCAGGATCTCGCCGACGCCACCAGCAATGCGATGGCGTTTTCAGGCGGCGGCTTGAAGATGGGAGAAGTGCTCGGAGCACCCGAGGCGCTGAACCCTTCACAGTTGCGCGCGCGGGCCAAGGCGCAAGCGCTGCAGGGCAAGTACCCGCAATATGCCGAGCAGTACCCGCCGACTGGCCCGCCCGATCTGATGTGGAAGCTGCCGGACCCGGACAAGCCCGGCGCGTTCTTGAAAAAGTCGGGCGGCTCGGTGCCGTACAGCACGATGGAAGAAGCGCTGGCGAAAGACGCGGAGCCGGGGTTCTTCCTCGAAAAGAAGCTGACACCCGAGGTTGAGCAGTTTCAGAAGGACCGCAACATCATCCAGAAGGACATGGATGTGCACGGCTACGAGCCGTATTTCGACCCGGCCAAACGGTTCGATGTCGACCCGAAGCACTATGGACCGTTCGCCGACACCGGCGTCGAGGCGGCGCCTGCGACGGCTAAGACCGATGCGGAATGGTTCGCGAAGTACGGCACGCCGGAGAACCGCGCCAAGCTGCAGGCGGGCTACGTCAAGGGCCAGACTGTCCCCGACAGCGCCAACTGGTATCACATGGGTCAGCTCGAACATGGCTACACGGACGTGCTCGGGCCACAGGCCGGTCGCGACGCGTTCAAGCGTGAGTTCGGCGACATGATGGCGGCGACCACCGGCGGGGCGAACCCCTACGACAACTACCTGATGTCGCAATATGCCAACGTGATGGCCAAGCAGGGCGCGCGAATGCCCGAGCGCAGTTATCAGCTGCCGTTCCCGATCGGCGGTCGCTACGCCTCCGGCAACATTGCGCAGGCGCAAAAATATATCGACGCAGGCATGACCGGGTTCGATCCGGCGCAGAACCCGAAACGATACGATTTCTCCAGCGCGTTCCAAGGCAACAAGAACGCTGCGACGATCGACGAACAGATGTATGGCGCGCTTCGGCCACCGACCACCAAGCCGTCGGTCGGGTTGCCGGAGTGGTACGGCCCGGCGACGCGCGTTGTGCGCGAGGAGGCGGCCAAGGCCGGGGTCGATCCGCGCGGTTTTCAGGACATCGGATGGGCGGGATTGAAGGGCGGCAAGACCGAGGCCGCGGGCAAGCTGTTCGACTACGAAGGCCCGATGATCAACCACATCAACCGTTCGATCGAGACCACGCATCGTCTGACCGGGATGCCGCGCGACGAGATCTTCAGGCGTGGCGTGGTGCTGAAGGAGATCCCGATGTACGGCGTCGCCGGTGCCCTCGGCATGGGCGCGCTCGCCGCGCAAGACCGTTATCAACCACAGGAGTAGACCATGGCCCAGAGCGCACTGACCGTCACGCCTGAGAACCCGACACCGCCGACCAACCTGTCGAGCATCGGGCAGACGCCGCCGAACCCGAAGAACTACCTCGCGGCGGTGTATGGTCCGCCGCCGACCGCGCCGCCGGTGTTTGATGACGGTGTCGTTAATACCCCGCCGCTGATGAGCCTCAACGAGGGTGGCGGCACCGCAGGCACCACACCCCCGGCGCCGGTCGGCACCGTGACGGCGTTCGCAGCTGCCCACGCGCTGGTGCAGGACACCACGGGACAAACCAGCGTCACGCCTGAGGGTCTCGGCACCGAGACGGTGTTCACGCAAAGTTACAATCCCAACGTATTGGCGCCGATCCCGCTCAAGACGGTGGGCACCGGGCCGAACGCCACCGCGGCTTCGATCTTGGCGGGCCCGAACCAGAGCCACGCCTCCAGCCTGTCACCCGCGACCAACCCGACCTTGGCATCGATCGCGCCGACCACCAGCGTGCACGGCAGCGCGGCGATTACCCTGACCGCGACCGGCGTCGGCTTTACGCCGCAGTCCAAGATCGTGATCGGCGGCGTGCCGCAGGCCACCACCTACGTCAGCTCGACCTCGCTGACCTGTCTGGCGACGCCGCCCGCCGCAGCGGGCACGCCCGCGGTCACGGTGGTCACCGGCGGCGTCGTCACCACCGCGCCGCAGACGTGGACCATCACGTGAGCGACCAGAAGCTGCATGATCTGGTCGACAGCTTGGAGCGCTATCTGGCGGCTCGGCCGGAGAAGGCCACGCGCGAGATGCGATGGTTCATTGAGAGCGCGCGGGCCTACTTCCGCGGTGAATTTGACAGCATCGACGCGGCATTGGGGCTACCGACGGAATTGGAACCGACGAATAAACGTCGGTATATTTGGAGGTGAAGCATGAGCGTCGAGAGCATCAACGAGCCCGGCAACTCGCGGCTGACCATGCTGGAGCCAGCTTCCATCAACGAGCCCCCGGCGCCGGGTGACGGCGTCGACGGCGAGCTGAACCCGCCGCGCGCCACCGGGATGGATCCAACCGGCTGCGCGATCGGCGACGCGCCGCTGACCTTGCATGTGACCGGCACCGACTTCACCACCGACACCCTGATCGTGTTCGACGAGGTGCCGTCGGTGACGACATTCGTGTCCGACACCGAGTTGACGCTCGATCTTAATCCCGCCGCATTTGTCGACGCCCGCGGCTACCCGGTCACGGTGGCGCTGGGGCCGTTCACGGCGTCCCCGGCGATGATGTTCACGGTGACCGCGACGCGAATAACGCGACAGCGCGACGTGTTCACGCCAATGCATTGAATTGCAGTTGAATTGCAATTGAGGAGGGCACTATGGCCAAAGCCGTTGTCACCGTCGCCGCGGGCGGCCTGCCGGTGGTCGACATGACCGCGACCAAGCCCGGCCTTGGCCTGCCGGTCAGCGAGGCAGCCAGCGGCATCGGCTTGCGGGTGACCAAGGTCACGTCCCCGGCCGCAGGCGTCACGGTCAGCTACGTGGTGCCGCCGCCGTGAGCGTCGAGCTGGAGGAGGTTGAGCCCGGTAAATGGCGGATTAAGCGGGCCGTCACAAAACCGGCGCGATCGGATCTGTCGTTGCCGTATGTGATCAGCGACACCATGGAGCCGACCGAGCAGGTGGATGGTCGGTTTTATACCTCGAAACGGGCATTCCGCGCGGTGGGCCGCGCGCTGGGCCTGACCGAGGTGGGTAACGAGAAGCTGCCGCCCAAGGTCAGGGCGTCGTCTGAGAAGGGTGCGAACGAGGCGCGACGGCGATCTATCCAGAAAGCCCTTGCGCAATACCGATCAGGGGTACGGACGAGAGGTCCGTAAGTAGCGCACCATGTCAGACACCAGTATTCCAGCGGCCGCGCCGAGCCCGGCGCCACAGGCCGCGCCGCCTGCCGCTGAAGTTCCGATCAACCCGAACCCGGTTAACGTCCCTAACCCGATCGGGCCGCAGACGCCGTCCACCGAGAGCCCGGCCGAGGGCCGTCGCAACGCCATCCAGCGCGCCTTCGACAAGGCCAGCAATCCCCAACCAAAACCGGCGAAACCGGTGGAGCGGCCGCAGCCGAAGGCTGCTGAGGCCAAGATGGGCCACAACCAGCCGCCGGAGGAGACGCCGCAGGAGCGCATCGACCTGCGCAAGCGACCGTCGGACCAGCCGCGCGGCGATCGCGGCCAGTTCGCGCCACGAGAACAGAGCGGGAAACCGAATTTAAGTTACCAACCGGATCAAACCCGGAACGCCCAAAACGCCCAAAGCGTCAATCCGTTGCCCAGCCACGCGCCGTTCCGGGATCCGCCGCCGCGGATGGCCGAGCGGGCGAAAGCCGAGTGGCATGCCGCGCCGGAGAGCGTGCGCGGCGAAGTGCACCGCATGCAGCAGGAGTTTTCCAACGCCTACCAGCAGTATCGCGGCGACCACGAGGTGATGAACTCGATCCGGCCGTTCCAGAACTTGGCCGCCAAGCACCAGACCACCCTGCAGCGGGCGCTGACCTCCTACGTCACCATGGAGAACAAGCTGCGCGCTGATCCGGTCGCGGGGCTGGACCAGATCGTCAACAATCTTGGCATTGTCGACCCCCAGACCGGCCAGCGCATCGGGCTGCGCGATATCTCCTATTTCGTGTTGTCGCGTACGCCGGAGCAGCTGCAACAGCTGCAGCAGGGCAATGCCCAGTCGGCGGCCAGCCAGCAGATTGGTTCCCTGCACCGGGAAATCAGCGGCTTGAAGCAGACCGTCAATCAGATGCATACTCAACAGCAGTTCACCTACACGCGCTCAGCCGTCGACCAGTTTGCCGACAGCCACCCGCGGTTTGACGAACTAGGAGACCTGATCGAGATCGAGCTGAAGTCCGGCTACGACCTCCCTACAGCGTACCAGAGGGCTGACTTGCTCCGGCCAGCCACCCACGCGGCTCAGACCCGCAACCCACCGGCTCAGACCCGACCCGTCGACCGATCGATCTACGGCGCTCCCGATGCAGGCCCCTCAAACGGGACATCGCGGCCCCGAGAACCGAGCAGGTCTCCGCGCGAGGCGGTCCAGCGCGCCATCCGGCAGCTGAACGGCTCGCTGATCTGACCCCTTTTCCTCCGGTGGAGCATCATGCCCAATGTCACCTCGAATGCTGCATATCAGCAGATCCTGAGCATGGCGGTCGAGGACCGCTCGTCAGGTTATCAGGACCTCGTCTCCAACAACAACGCGATGCTTGCGGTGATGCGCCGCAAGGGTCTCTGGCAAACCTACTCTGGGCCGAAAATCCGGCAAACGCTGCAGATCGGCAAGCAGTCGGCGCAGTGGTACAGCGGTTACGACCAGCTGCTCAACCCGGCGATCGATCTGTTCAATGACGCGTTTTTCGATCCGAAGATGGTCGTCATTCCCATCATCCTCAGCATGCAGGAGATCCTCAACAACGAGGGCGAAGCCCAGCTGATGGACGTCTACGAGAGTTACATGTCGGCGGCCGAGAAGGCGCTCGAAGACGCCATGGACGCGGGCATCTATTCTGACGGCACCGCCAATGGCGGCAAGCAGATCACCGGCCTCGCCACCGCGGTGCCGATCGTCAACACCTCCGGCATTTATGGCGGCATCGATCGCGGCAGTGCCACGATCTGGCGCACCTCGATCTACGACGCCAACGCGGCGCCGTTCACCTCGATCGGCACGCAGGTGTTGTCGACCACCATCCGTCCCATGCTCAACTTGATTATGACCCGGCAAAGCCGCGGCCGCGACTACGCGGATCTCTTGATCATGTCGCCGGAGCACTACGCGGCCTATGACGCGGCGACCGTGGCGATCCAGCGTCAGACCAACGAGACCTCGCTCGGCAAGCTCGGCTTTTCCGCGCTGGAGTACATCGGTGGGGGCAAACGCGCCGAGATCGTGCTCGACGGCGGCATCGGATCCAACATGCCCGCCAACACAACCTTGGGCATCAATACCGACACGATGCGGATCCGCTACAACTCCAAGAGGAACTTCGACAAGCTGTTCGAAGGCGAAGGCCAGATGCCCATCGACAAGGATGCGATTGCTCAGTTCATCGGCTGGATGGGCGAGCTGACCATGACAAATCCGCTGTTCAATTGGCGGTTCTACGACAGCAACCCTGCGGCCTGATGGCTCGACCACACATCAGGACTGCGGCGTAGCCGGGTTGCCAGCGTGTAGGTTTCGCATCCTTCCGCGCTGGCAACCCGGTCCTCAACCCAAGGTTACGGAGCCAGTTTCAATGCCGATGTTGCAACCGATGAACCAAGATCCCGACGACAACCTCGTGGCGCTGTTCAAGCAGCAGTCGGTGCCGAACCCCACCAAGACGCTGGCGGAAGGCCGACCGGTGTTCGACGACATGGAGGTGGTCGAGATCCGCCGCCCCGGCTCCAAGGACTACGGCGTCTACCCGGCGACCGCGGTGTCGCATTGGAAAGACGATCCGTTCACCGGCGGCCAGACCCAGATCACCTATGCCGAGCGGTTTCGACGCCAGTACCAGCAGTTCAAGGCGCAGGCATCCCAAACCAAGAGCGGGACGCCGCTGGACTACGCGCCGTTCCTGAGTGAAGGCCGCCGCGCCGAGTTGCGGGCGCAGAACATCTACGTGGTCGAGCAGCTCGCCGCGGTCGAGGGGGCTGAACTGAAAAATCTGGGCCCCGGCGGCCGCGACATGAAGAACGCCGCGCTGGAATACATCGAGCAGTCCAAGGGCACCGCGCTCAACATGCAGATGATGGCGGAGCTGGAGGCGCTGAAGGCCCGCAACAGCATCCTCGAAGAGGACTATGAGCGGCGCAAGCAGAAAGAGCTGGAGGCGAAAGTGGCGCACGACAGTGAGTTCGACGCCATGTCACTCGACCAGCTGCGCGAGTACATCACGGTGCAGAGCGGACAGGCGCCGCTCGGTTCGCTCAATCGCAAGAACTTGGTGCGGATGGCGGAGAATTGCCGCCCGGACAAGGTAGCCTGAGATGAGCCTGTTGTCGGTGGTGCAGAACGTCTGCGCGGTGATCGGGGTGCCGAGCCCGCAATCCGTGCTGGTCAACATCACCGCCAACCGTACCATGCAGGAGCTGCTGGCACTGGCCAACGAAATGGCCAACCGGATTGCCTACGACAACCGCGACTGGACCCAGCTGATCCTGACCAACGTGTTCACGGGTGATGGGGTCAAGACCAGTTTCCCGCTGCCCGCCAATTACAAGCGCATGTTGCTGACGTCAAACGTCTGGCGCTCGACCTCGGCGCTGCAGCCGATGACCTTCATTTCCGACGCCGACGAGTGGATGCAGCGCCGGGCGCAGAACTGGTCGACGCCGTGGGGCGAGTGGATCATTCTCGGCGGCAACATGCTGGTGTGGCCCGCGATGGGTGTGGGTGTCACCGCCAGCTTCGCCTACCTCGATGGCAACTGCATCAACCTGTCGAGCGGTGGCGCGGGCAACACATTCGCCGCCGACACCGATAACTTCCGGCTCAACGAGCGGGTGCTGCGGCTCGGCATGATCTGGCAATGGAAGGCCAACAAGGGCTCACCCTATGCCGAGGACATGGCGACCTACAATGACGCGCTGGAGTACATGCAGGCGCACGACAAGCCGTCGCCGATCATCATCGGGCGGCGGCCGATGTCGGCAGGCGTGCGCGTCGCCTATCCGTGGCCGGTGCCGTCATGACCGCCGTGACCGCCTACGCCAAATTTCGCCGCATGCCGGTGCCGCAGCAGGTGGCGCAGCAGTTGCAGGTGACGACGCTACCGGCGCCGACGAGAGGCCTTATTCTCAATGAGAACGAGAGCTTCATGCAGCCCGGCGGCGCGCTGGTGCTGGACAACTGGAAGCCGACCATGAAGGGCATTGCGCTGCGCGGCGGCTGCACCCGCTGGTGCACGCTGCCGGAGACCACGCCCGTCATCTCGATGTTTCAGTTCATCTCCGGCAACAACCAGAAGATCTTCGCGGGCAACGCCGCCAAGCTCTACGACGTCACTGCGGGCACGCCAACCCTGATCAAGTCGGGGCAGCTCAGCGGCAACTACGTCGCCTCGCAGCTTGCCAACGCTTCGGGCGATCACATGCTGGTCTGCAACGACGCCGGTGATTACGTGCTGCACTTCGACGGCGCGGCGTGGACCACCTTCAATGCCGGACAGATCACCGGCCCCGTCGGCACCAGCGTGGTCGCCGGGCACAACCTCGTCTATGTCTGGAAATACCGCGGCCGCTACTTCTTCCTCGAAGGCGGCACCATGAATGCGTGGTACCTCGCGACCAACGCCATTCAGGGCGCGCTGTCGCTGATCCCGCTGGCGGGTGCCGCCACCAAGGGCGGCAGCCTGCTGTGGGGTGCCTCGTGGTCGATCGATGCCGGGGACGGCATCGACGACAAGTGCGTGTTCTGCACCGATCAGGGCGAGCTGTTGATCTTCACTGGCAGTAACCCGTCCGACGCCGCCAATTGGCGGCAGGAGGGCCGCTACACCACGTCCGTTCCACTGGGGATGAACGCGCATCAGGCGATCGGCGGCGACATCCTGATCGCTACGGTGGATGGCATCATCCCGATCAGCGCTTCCATCACCAAAGATGTTTCACAACTTGATCTTGCCTCGATCACCCGCGCCATCAAGCCGATGTGGCGCGATGAAGTGATCGCCAAGCGCGCGTTGCCGTGGACGATGTGCAAATGGGACGAATACGGCGGCATGTTCGTGACGTGGCCGGGCGGCAACCCCGGCAACCAGTATTGCGCGATCGTCAACATCGCCACCGGCGCGTGGGCGCGCTATCTCGGCTGGGATGCGATGTGCTTTTGTCGAATGCGCGGCGACATGTTCTTCGGCACCCAGCTCGGTCTCATCATGCAGGCTGACCGCACCGGCTATGATGACGGGCAGCCTTACACTGCCGTAATGGTCGGCGGCTGGGAGATGTTCTCGTCGCAGGCCACCACCATGGTGTTTCGGCAGGCACGGGCCGCGTTTTCATCCGGCAATGGCGAGCCGTTCCAGCCGCAGCTGTCGGCCTGTACGGACTATGTGATCACGATCCCTCCCGCACCTTCAGCGGCGCCGGATCCCGGCGTCGCTGACGTCTGGGATCAGGGCCTGTGGGGCCCGACACCGGGCTTTACGCCGCCGTGGTCGCCGGGCAATCCGCTGCCGGTGCAGAACCCGCCGAGCGCGCCGGACAAGGTCGCCTACCTGCAGTGGGATCAGATCGCGCCGCCGTCGACCGCCGTGGTGCGCAGCACCGGCTGGGTCTCGATCGGCTATACCGGATTTTCCCACGCGCCGATTTGTCAGGTGACGGTGGCGCAGCAGGCGCCGCCGAACGTGGAATTGATTTCGATCGCCGCACTGTACGAGGCCGCGGGCGTCAACGTGTAGGGATGGCAGCATGGTCTATTCGGTTGAAGACCAGAAACGCTACCGCGACTACCTGTATGGCCCGGGCGGTCCGCACCCGTCGGTGTTCAACTATCCCGGCGACCCGGCACCGTATGTGCCGGGCTGGACCCCGACCTCGACACCGACCAGCGCCTACAATCCGACCGGCGCCGACAACGGGTTGTTCGCGCCGGGGCTGATCCGCGGCGACCCGACCTCCGAGGACGCGGTGCGGCGCTGGAATATCGCGCACCTGCTGACGGCGCCGCAGAGCGGTGGTGCGATCGCGGCGCCTGTGGCGCCCACCGCGGCAGGCAGCAGCGGATCCACGGACGACGCCGCGGCGCGCCGCGCCGCGATCGCGTGGGCGCTGATGGCGCAGCAGTCGCCCGGCGGCATGCAGGGTCAGGGCAGCTACGACATCAGCGATCCGACCGCGCCAGATGCCACGCCCACCACCGCGACGCCAGCCACCGCGCCCGACGACACCAGCGCGCCGACCACCGCGACGCCAACCACAGCGGCTCCGCCAGCTGAGACCACGACCGAGATCACCGTTCAGCCCGCGCCGCTGGAAAATCCGCCGCAGGATCCGGCCGACAAGAACGCGATCGACGAGCAGGCCGACACGCCTGCTGAGACCTCGCCCACGGTGGGCCCGGCCACGCAGGCGGATGAGGATCAGGCGGCCGGGCACACTGAGACAGCGCAGGCCCAGCAGGCGCTGAGCCAGACCACGCAGAACAGCCAGTTGGCTTCCATCACGCAGTCGCAGGCGATCGCGGATGCGATGCAGAACGACCCGGCGTTTGCCGCGGCCGTCACCACCGCTACTCCGACCCCGGCCCAGCAGGCGATCGGCAAGGCGAATGAGGCCTATCAGTCCATCACGGCGCCGCCCGCGCCGCCGGTGGCGCCTGCACCGCCCGCCGAGCGCGGCATCGTCGCGGAGAAGGGCGAGCCGACGGCGCAAGAAGACGCCGCCGCGCTGGCCGCTGCTAATGCCCAAGCTATCGCGCAAGGTTACATGAGCCCGACGGGCGTGCCGCAGGGCATCACGACGACGTCGCCGGTTTCGCAGGCCGAGGCCAATGCTGCGGATGTCGCCGAGGCGACCGGGATAACCGGGGTGACGGGCGGCTACGGCACCACCGGCACGCCCGGCGCTGGCCTCAGTGGCGGCTTCGGGTTGGGGGCCACCGGCATCAGCGCCGCTCCGGCGGGCACGCCGGGCAGTGCCACCGTGGGACCGGCGTCGAATACCGGGGCGGCGAATGCGTCGGGCGCTATTTCCGGGTTCGGCACCGCCACGGTGGGCACGCCAGCGCAAACCGGCTTTACCGGCGCGCCGGTATCCGCGGTGCCCGGCTTGACGCCGGATCAGACCGATGTGGCCACGCTGAACGCCACGCCGACCGTCGCGGCGCCGCCTGCAGCGGTCGCGGCGCCGACCGCGCCGATGAGCCCGGCCCAGATGGCGGATGCGCTGGCACAGGGCAAGGCAAACCCGGCCGAGATGACGCCAGCCGACAAGGCCGACGCGCTGACGCAGTCGATCGCCGACACCTTCGGCTACACCGAGGCGCAGAACCAAGCCGTGAACACCACGTCGCCGACCGCCGCCACCACCGCCGAAGTCGGCGATGTCGGCACCGGTGTCACCGGCGGCTACGGCTTTGGCTTGGGCGCCACCGGCTTGGCTGGCATCGGCACGCAGGCAGGCTTTGGCACACCGTCCGGCATCGCCGGTATCACCGGGCAAGGTTTTGCCGCGCCGGGCATCACCGGTCAAACCGGCACGGCCACCGAGGGTGCACCCGGCGCAGGCTTGGCGGGCGGCTACGGCTTAGGTGCCACCAGCGCGGTCAGTCCGGCGCTGGGCTACGGCTACGGTAACATCGGTGACGTGGCGGCGGCGGCGAACGCAGCAGCGCCGACAAGCGCAGCAGCGCCGACAAGCGCACCTACCGGCACGTTGGGCATCGGCAGCGACGCAGCGGCGCAAGCGGCCGCAGAGGCGGCAGCGGCTGCGGCGGCTGCGATGGGCGACGATGGCGACACCGGCGATGGCGTAGGCGAGGGTGGCGATGGCGGCGAGGGAGGCGACGACTGATGCTCGGCTATGTCTACGAGCAGGACCAGCTAGTGGCGCAGTTCGTGGCGATGATGATCCCGCACGTCCGCGACTATGGCTTCGGCCCCAACATTAAGGCGATCGGCGTCGTCACATCAGAGGGCGAGCTGATCGCGGGCTTTGTTTACCACAACTACGACCCCGGTGCGGCGGTGGTCGAGATCTCCGGCGCGGGTTTGCCGGGCACGCACTGGTGCACGCCGTTCACGCTGGGTAAAATCTATCGTTATCCGTTCCTGCAGCTCGGCTGCCAGATGATCGTGCAGCGGGTGCCTGCCACCAACACGCGACTGCTCCGGCAATTCGCCGCGCTCAACTACATGTTGATCAAGGTGCCGCGGCTGTTCGGCCGTGAGCAGGACGGCGTGCTCGGGCTGCTGACGCGCGAGGACTGGGCCGCCAACAAGATCTGTCAACGCTACGGCCATCACCGTGAGGCCGAGCCCCTCAAGGAGGCCGCCTGATGCCCTACGGCAACAACCAGAGTTATCTCGCGCCCGGCGCCGACATGCAGCGCAACAACATCGCGCAAACGCTGATGGGCATCAATTCGCCGCCGCCGCAGACGCCGAACCCGGCGATGTCGCAGGGGCTGCCGCAAGGCGTGCCGTCGCCGATCCCGCAGCAGGGCCTGCCGAACCCGCCGATCCTGCCGCCCGGCTCGCCGCCGCAAGGCCAGCCGCTGCCGAACGCGCCGCCGATGGGGCTGCCAATCCCGCCGCGGATGCCGCCAATGGGTGCTGCACCGATGGGCGGCGCACCGATGGGCGCGCCGCCGATGGGCGCGCCGCCGCCGCAACAAGGGTACTGAGCCATGGGCAAGCCGTCCGCACCGACACCGCCGAGCGTGCAAGATACCGCGCGCGCCGCCACCGGCACCAACGTGTCGACCGCGGTCGCCAACGCCTATCTCAACAACGTCAATCAGGTGACGCCGACCGGCTCGCTAAACTACAACCCGACCGGCAGCTACAACTGGACCGATCCGTCGACCGGGTCGAGCTACACCATCCCGACCTTTACCGCGACCCAGACCCTGACGCCGCAGGAGCAGGCGATCCAAGGCCAGACCGAGGCGGCCAAATACAACCTCGCCGGGATGGCGAATACGCAATCGGCCAACATCTCGAGTTTGCTGTCACAGCCGATGAATTTCGCTGGTGCGCCGTCGGGCGGCAACGCCCAGAACATCCTCAACGTGCCGACGGCGGCGACCGGGTTCGATCCCGGCGGCCCGATCCAGAGCAACATCAACCTGACCGGTGCGGCCGACCCGAACAACATCCAGCAGAGCTACGGCACCGATCCGACGTTCTCGACGCAGGCGGTGCAGCAGTCGCTGATGGCGCAGATGCAGCCGCAGCTGGATATCCAGAAACAACAGTTGCAGCAGCAGCTGGCGGATCAGGGCATCCGCTACGGCTCGGACGCCTACAACAACGCCATGATCCCGTTCAACCAGCAAGAGAACAACGCGTGGATGCAGAGCATCACCGGCGCCACGGCGCAGCGGGCGCAGCAGCTGCAGATGGCGGGCGCCCAAGCCGCGTTCGGCAACCAAGCGCAGCAGCAGGGCTACGACCAGTCACTCGGCCTCGGCAGCTTTGCCAATCAGGCGCAGAACCAGCAATACCAGCAGAACGCAGGCCAAGGCACCTTCTACAACGCCGGGATCGCGCAGCAATTAGCGCAACAACAAGCTGGCTTCAACGCCTCGCAGAGCGCGCTCAACCAGTATTTGCAACAGCAGTATGCGCAGCGTAACCAGCCGATCAACGAGATCACCGCGCTGTTGAGTGGCTCGCAGGTGCAGGCGCCGAACTTCCTCAACGCGCCAACCTCGCAGATCCCGACCACCGACATCGCGGGCCTGCAGAACCAGAATTTCAATAATCAAATGGCGATCTACGGCCAACAAAATCAGCAGTACAACGCGCTGATGGGCGGCGTGCTCGGGCTTGGCGCCGGGGCGCTGAAGGTGTCGGACGAGCGCAAAAAAGAGAACATCCACAAGCTCGGCGACCTGATCGGCCACGACCAAGACGACACGCAACCACAGATGGCGAGCGTGTTCGGCGCCGGAGACAAGCTGCCGATCTACGCCTACAGCTACAAGCAGGATCCGGCGAGCACCCAGCACATTGGGCCGATGGCGCAGGACGTTGAGAAACTCGATCCTAAAGCCGTCAAGACGATCAAGGGCACCAAGTACATTGACCAACGCCGCCTGATGGGCGGCCTACTCGGGATGGCAGCGTGATGGCAGTCTCAACCGACGATCTTCCCGGCTTCTTCTGGGGCAACAACCCTAACGTCAACCAACAGTTGCGGCAGCGCATCGCGCTGCAGATGATGGGGCAGGGCAAGAGCAAGGGCTACCCGAAGAACATCGGCGAGGGGCTGACCGCGATCGGCGACGCGCTCGGCGACATCGGCATGGCGCGGCGGCTGGAGCAGGGCGATCTGGCGGAGCAGGCGCAGGCCCAGCGGTTGAGCAAGCCACCGGCGGAGACGTCGAGCTACGCGCCAAGCAGTGACGCGGCGACGCCGCCCGCGGTGGCGGCGATTGACCGTGCCGTCACGCCGCCCGCCGACAGTGCCGCAACACCGCAGCAGCCGGGCCCGGCGCTGACGCCGGACGAACAGAAGGCCGGGGTCAGCCCGGGCGACTACAACGTGCTCGATGCGCAGGCCAACCTCGGCTTCAAGCCGGGGCCGGGCTATCTGCAGGACGCGATCGCGGCCAAGGAGAAAGACCCGGACATGCAGGCCTATTACGGCCAGCTGTCGGCCAAGGAGGCCAAGAACGCGCAGGACGTCTCACCGACCGGCGCCGCCGGGCCCTATCAGATCACCAAGGGCACCGGCCGCGGGCTCGGGCTACAGCCGAACCAGCGCTTCGATCCCGCCGCCTCGACCGATGCGGTGCGCCAGCTGACGGCGCAGAACGCCGCGGTGTTCGAGAAGATCAACGGTCGGCCGCCGACCTTCCAAGAGCTGGCGCTGATGCACCAGCAAGGCGGCGTGACCGGCTCCCGGATGGCCGCCGGGACCGGCAATGCGCCGCCCGGCAATCTCGCGGTTAACAACATCCCGCCCGGCGCGGGCCCGGCGCAAGCGGTCGCTGGCATTAACAAGTATTACGGCATGCCCAACGCCGTGGCTCCGGTGGGCCGTGATGCGATCGCGGCGCAGCTGGTGGCGCAGCCGCAGCAACCGCAGCCGCCGCCTGTGGCGCCGCCGGGAGGGCCCCTGCCAAACCCTACGCTGGCGGGAGCAACCCCGCCGCTCCCAGCTACCTTGACCCCACCCCCTTCGCCTTTGCCCCCGGGAGCTGGTGGCCCCGTTCCTGACCAGCGGCTGGCAATGGCGACACTGCCCGGCGCAGGTGGCATCCCGGCGGCGCCGCCGATGCCGTCACAGCTGCGGGCGATGCCGCCGCAGCCACCGCAGCAACTGGCGCAGGTCCGGCCCGCGCCGGACTACGGCTACGTGATGCCGACACCGGCGCCGGTGATGCAGCCGAAGGCGACGCCGGTCAGTCCGACCGAGGCGTGGGCGCAGAGCCAGAAAAACCAGTACCCCAACAACGCCTACCTTGGGCGCAACATGGACCAGATCATCACCGAGGAGCAGCAAAAGCGCGCGATCGCCGACAAGACGCTGAACGAGCAGTACGCCGCCGATCTGGCGCAGCGCCGCGAGATGATGCTGAAGCAGGCGACCCAAGTCGAGACCGAGGCCAAGCGCCGCGCCGAGGGCGCGCAGCAGGGCGCCGCGGCCGACATCTATGCCCGCACCGGGCAATCGCCGGAGCAGTTTTTTCCGGAGATGGACAAGCAGAAGGCTGCGATCGACCAGACCGTCAAGGCGCAGGATATCCAGCAGCTCGCCCGCAAGGCGATCCGCGACGGTGTCATCACCGGCTACGGCGCCAACTTCAAGATCGCCAGTGCCAAATTCGCCGACTGGGCGCTGAAGAACGGCATGAGCGGCGACCTCGCGTCCAACACCGAGATCATGAGCGCGGCGCTGAAGACCGGGCTCAGGCAGGCGGTCGAGACCGTCAACGGCTCCGGCCCCGGCGTCTCCAACGCGGATGTTCGTATTGCAGAGGGCATTTCAGGCTCGGATCCCGAGCTGCAGATGAAGACCATCCGCTCGATCATGGATCAGGCCTCCAAGATCAACAACATGTCGATCCAGCGCTACGAGGACAAGGTCGACCACTTCCTCGCCGGGCACCCGCAGGAGCTGAACTACGCCACCAATTCGAAGCCGGTGGCGCCGCCCGACAAGATCAGGCTGCTGCTGGAGAGCCAGCGCGATCCGACCAAGGCCGACGCCATGCGCAGCTACTTCGACGAACGCTACGGGCCCGGCGCGGCCGATCTGGAGATCACCCGCTTCAGTCGCGCGCAACGGCGCGGGGGCAGGTGAGCGATGCCAGTCAACCCATTCGATGAAGACGCCCCGTTGCCGCCGCCGCAGGTGCCGATCTCGGGCAACCCGTTCGAAGACCGCGCGCCGGTCAACTACCCGCCGCCAGCCACGGCACTGGGCAATGCCGCCGACTTTGCCAAGGCGGCCTCCAACACCTTCTCGATGGGGATGCGCGACCGGCTGGAGGGCGGCTATCGCGCCTTGACCGGCGAGGCGCCGAGCTACTCGGCGGGCGTTGATCAGGCGGTTGCCGACAGCGCGATGCGGCGCGAGCGCAGTCCGTATCTGTCGGTCGCGGGTGACGTCGCGGGCGGCACCGCGCAGGCCTACGTGCCCGGCGCCGGTGCGATCGGCCGCACCGTGTCGCGCACGCTCGGCGGTGCATTGCCGGGCGCCTATGGCACCGGGGCGCGGGCCGTCGGTTATGGCATCGAGGGCGGCGTGCTCGGCGCCGCACAGGCGGCGGGCAACACCTACAGCGGCAACGCGTCCGACTATGGTCGCAACGCGCTGATCGGCGGCGCGCTCGGCGGCGCGCTCGGGGCGCCGTTTGGCCCCAGTGCCAACGTCGCCGATCGCTCGCTGGCGACGGCGCCGAGTTCGGCCGATTTGAAAGCCGAGACCACCCGCAATTATACCGCGACCCACGCCGTCCCGATCGCCTATGATGCCAACCATTTCTGGGGCGGCCTCGACGCGCTGGAGCAGCAGCTCTATGGCACCACCAACCAAGTCAAATCCCCCAGCGTCTGGGAGACGCTGCGGCTCGGTCGTGAAAACCGACAGCAGGCCAATCAGCCCGGCGTTGTCGGCGCCACCGTCAGCCCCAAGAACATTGACGAGCTGCGTCAGCAGCTCACTGGCGTCAATGAGCCGGGCGCTTCTCAGGCGCGTCAGTGGCTGGATAACTACATGCAGGACCCGAGCGGCGTGGTTCGTGGTGGTCCAAGGGAGCAGGCCCAGATCGGGCAGCTGCTCAATCAGGCCCGCGGCAACTACCGCGCCGCCAAGCGCACCCAGACCGTCGAGGAAACCAACCAGTACGCCTCTGATCGCGCCGCCAGCGCCTACTCCGGCCAGAACGTCGAGAACACCTATCGGCAAAAGCTCGTTGCCCTGCTCAATCCCAAGAGCCGGGAAGGCCGCTGGTACAGCCCCGAAGAAAAGGCCGACATAAGGTCGGTGGTTCGCCGCGACACCGGCGCCAACGTCGTGCGTGGTCTCGGCAATCTGATGGGCGGCGGCCTCGGGGCCTACGGCGGCACGCTTGGGGCAGGCGGCGCGGCGACGGCCTTCATGACCGGCGACGTCAAGCCGCTGATCGCGGGCATCGGCATTCCGGCGGCCGGATACGCCGTCAAGAGCGCGGGCAATCGCGCCATGGTCAACGCGGCGAGTGAGCTGGCCGACCGCATGGCGATGCGCTCGCCGCTGTACCGCGAGCGCGCCGCCAACGCGCCCACGGTGGCCGGGCCCGGGCTCGGCAATTTCGGCGAGAGCACCCGCAACGCCATCACCATCCAGATGCTCAACCAGCTGAAGAACCGCGGGTTCATGGGCGACCCGACCACGGAGGAATAGATGCCGCGTGACGGTTCAAACATCTACCACCGGCCGCCCGGCACCGACGGGGTGCCGAACTACACGGTCGAGAGCGCGCGCTACAACGCCTTCACCGCCGACGTCGAGCAGGATCTCAACCTGCCGCGGCCGATCGTGGCGGGCGGCACCGGCGCCACCAGCCCCGACAGCGCGCTCGATAATCTCAGCGCGGAAAAGTTCAAGCAGGTGGTCACCAACTGGGACAGTAATGTATGGCGCGCAGGCTCGTTCTACGCGGCCATCACTGCGAGCGGTGCAGCGCCGGTCGCGGGTCATGCCTTTGCTGGCATCGCCTACTACGCCAACGCCACCGACTTCGTGCTGGAGGCGACCGACTTAACCGACCCCGCCAATATCCGCTACGTGCGGGTGATGGCCAGCGGGGTGTGGGGGGCTTGGGCGGCGAGCAACGTCGGGCTGTACGTCAAGAAGACTGGCGACACCATGACCGGCGACCTGACGCTGAACTACGCGCAGCCCGGTCTCAACCTGACCAAGACGGCGGGCAATGTCGCCCGCATCGTGGCGCGCACTGCTGCACTACTGCGCTGGGCGATCACGCTGGGGGACGCTGGCGCAGAAAGCGGCTCCAATGCCGGTTCGGATTACGCGCTGCAGGCCTATGACGATACCGGCGTTGCGATTGCGCCACCCGCGATTACGGTAAAGCGCGCGCTCAACCGCGTGCTGCTGGCGGGTGATCCGGCCGCCGCGCTCGACGCCGCAACCAAGCAGTACGTTGACGCCGGTGACACCGCAACCATCACTGCCATAGGGCTGCGCGGTTATCTGTTCGGACTGACCATGAGCACTGCAGGTGCCTCGACCACCTTGAGCGTGGCGCCGGGCGCGGCCTGCGACAGTACCGGCGTGCGCCTCATGAAACTTGTGGCGGCGATGGCGAAGACCACGGCGGCATGGGCTGCTGGCAGTGCGGCTGGCGGGCTCGACACCGGCGCGATTGCGACGAACACATGGTATCACTGGTTTCTGATTTTTAATCCGACCACCTCGGCAGTTGATCTGGTGTTCAGCGCGACGCCGACGCCTGCAAACGGTCCGACCTTGATGCCTGCGGGTTTCACCTTGTTCCGGCGCATCGGTTCGATGAAGATCAACGCCTCCTCGCAGTGGATTAAATTCAACCAGAACGGTGATAGTTTTTTATGGGACATTCCGGTGCAGGATGCCGCGCTGACCACGACCTTCGGAACAACACCGCAGGCAATCACGCTGTCTGTCCCGTCTGGTGCTGTCGTTACCGCGTTGTTTCAGGGTCAGTACTCCAACACGGTAGGGCCGGGCGGCTCGGCCTTGGTGTATTCTCCGCTGGGATCGCCACAGGCTGTTGGCACTCCGGGAGGCAACTGGAGCCTGTATAACCAAGCTACAGGTCAGTGGGCCTCGGGCCAGTTCAACATACAGACAAACACGTTGGCGCAAATCATGGCGGTGGCGTCTGGTGCAAGTAACAACCAGTTTTTCATCATAACGTCGGGCTGGGCCGACACCCGTGGGAGGCTGAACTGATCGCGTTGGCGCTCTTGATCGTGCTGCACACGCTCGACGGGCGCGAGATTGATGTCGTCGCTTCGCAGATCACCTCGATGCGCGAGGCCAAGCCTGACAGCGCCGACAACAAGGACTTCACCAAGGGCGTGCGCTGCATGATCAACACATCAGACGGCAAGTTCGTCAGCGTGATGGAGACCTGCGCTATCGTGCGGCAACGGATCGAGGAGCTGAAATGAGCGACACCGTCACATGCATCGACATCTCGCACTGGCAGGGCTTCCCCGATTTCGCCAAGGTGAAGGCGGCGGGCGTCATCGCCATGATCCACAAGGCGACCGAGGGCACCTCTTACGAAGATCCGAACCGGGCGAAGAACTGCGCCAACGCCATTCAAGCGGGCATTGCGGTGTGCTGCTATCACTGGATCAAGCCCGGCAACGCCACCGCGCAGATGGAATACTTCCTGAGCGTGGTGGATCCGCAGCCGGGCGAGCGCGTGGTGATCGATTACGAGGAGGACGGCTGCAGCCTCGACGACCTGCGCGAGGCGGTGCAGGTGCTGCTGTCCGATCCGCGCGACCTCAAGATCACCGTCTACAGCGGCCATCTGTTGAAGGAGCAGCTCGGCAACAACTACGACGCCGTGCTCGCCGACCACACCGACCTGTGGCTGGCGCAGTACACCACCGGCACGCCGAGCTGGCCGGAGGCGACCTACCCGGCGTGGACGCTGTGGCAGTACTCGGAGAGCGGCACGGTCGACGGCATCGACGGCACCGCGGTCGACCTCAACCGCTTCAACGGCAGCGACGGGCAGCTGCTGGCGTGGATTAACCCGGCGAATGTCGATCCGCTGCCGGTGACGAGCGAGGTGCTGGTCGAGATCACCGCGCCGCCCGACGTCAAGGTCACGGTGCGGGTCAACGAGAGCAAAGCAGGGAGCTGACCATGGGTGCCAACATCTGGTTCTGGCTGATCTATGTTCTCACCTTGGTGTTTGGCGTTTGGGGCATGAACCCGTGGCGGCCCGCGGGCCAGACTTGGGCGCCGTTCGGGAGCTGGTTCATCCTGTTCCTTCTTATCGGGATCCTCGGGCTGCATGCGTTCGGGAGCCCCATTCGTTGACGCGCCGGGCGCGGACGAGCCCACGATACTACCACCGGCCGAACACCTTCACCCCAACATCTGCAGAGGATGCTAACGATGTCACCGACCATCAATTTCACCAACGCCACCGGCACTTTCACCTACACCGAGGCCACGCCGCCGGATCCGGTGCCGCCCGCGAATACGCACGGCCTGATCGAGAACTTCACCAACGCCAACGGCCAGTACTGGAAATGCGACGGCCTCGACGTCGGCAACAACACCACCAACCCGTGGAGCCTGACCAAGCTGGACGACTACACGCTGCGGTTCGAAGTTCGCCATGGCGATGTCTGGGCCGCCTCCGGCGGCAGCTACACCGATGGCCCCGAGGCCGAGCGCTGCGAGATCGGCTTTGACCAAAATCATCTTGATGAAGGCGCACTGCTGAATTGGGAAGGCATCATCACCGTGCTGGCCGGACCGAAGAACACCGGCAGCTGGTGCACGCTGGTGCAGTTGCACGCCACCACCAATGTGGCGCCCACCTACGCGCCGTTCTCGATCAACCTCCAGCAGAACACCGACAAGCTGCAGATTTCTCTGGAGGAGCCAAAGCAGAGCGCCAACAACTACGTCTACACGTCGCCGAATGCGATCGAGCGTGGCAAGCCGATGGATCTGCGGGCCAAGGTCAAGATGGGACCGACCGGCAACGGCAGCGTTGTGATGACATGGGACGGCAAAAACATCGTCAACTTCAACGGCAAGGTCGGCGCCACCAACTCGAAATACTACTGGAAAAACGGCATCTATCGCGGCGCGGCGCCGGAGACGACCAAGGCCGACTTCAGCCACATCCACATGTACACCGGCTAGGCCTATGAGCACCGACAGGGCCTTCCTCGCGGGATTGACGGTGGGCGCGGTCATCGCGATGGGTGCGACCTTGACGGTGGTGGGCTGGTGGGGCGGCTGCTAGCCCAGCAGGCGCCACGCGGCGTGCAGCCGCTGCAAGACGGTGTTGCGGGTAATCTCGCGGGCCTCGCGCCGGGTCGGCACCCTTAAGCCACCCGGCGCATCGCGCTTGAACATCGAGAACTGGCCACAGTAGATGCACAGGCTGACGTCGCCATCGGTGGGACCCACATCCTCTTCCACGACCTCCGCTGCCGTGTCGCACTGGGCGGCGCAGAACGGGCAGACGTTGTGCAGTTCGAGGATAGTGATCATTCAGTCCATCCGGCAGATTTCGTAGGTGCCGTCTTTTTGCAAGATGAGCACCCACGCAAACGGAAAGAACAGCACCAGCTCCTTGCGGAACGCCAGCGCCGCGAGCGGCTTCAGCGGCTTGTCACCCGGATATTTGAGGCTGCCGTCGGGCAACAATTTGAAGCCGATGAAGGGCTGCCAGCCGCCGCCGTGCTGGTAGTGCTCATCAAACTGCTTGGCGGCGGGCCGCGGATCGTCCTCGTCGAGCCACGCCGGGATAATGCCGATGGCCTCGGCGGCGACGGCGGGGTCGACGCTCGGTGGTACGATGATCTTCATTTGCGGGATCTCCTGACCGGCCTTATGTTGGACCGGCGTTGTGGTGATGCACAATGCAAACCGAGACGCAGGCGCCCCGGAAGTAGTTGGCAGCCCCCTCACGTCCGGGGCGTCTGTTGTTACGTGATGGGCTCGGCTTGCCCGTTGCGCCAGACGTAGCTGACCAGATCCTCGCTTTCGACCACGCGGTGGTTGCGGACACTGCTCCAGCGATAGGCCAGCTCGGTGACGTAGGCCTCGGCCTCGGCTTTGGTGGCGAAGCACAACGCGTTGCCGCACCATTTGCCGGTGTTGTCGGCGATCACTTCGGGTTTCCAAGACATTCTCGCATCCTTCTCGTTGCATAAAATCGGGGAGGGCCCATTGGCGGCGCCCTCCCCAGTCAACCGGCCGTTACGCGGTACGTGTCGGGCCGGAACCTTCGCGCCGCCGGGTGTCATAGGCGTGGCAGCAGATCTCCAGAAATCGATCGCGGTCCAATTTGAGGTAGACCGCGGCACGGGTCAGCTCGCTGCACATCACCGCCACGAGGCTGGCCATGATGTCGCCATCGCTCAAATTGGCGCGCTGGGCGGTGTCCACCCAGTCATAACTGACCATCCGGTAGCGATCGTACAGCAGCTGGTGCAGATCACGCGCCAGCTGGCTATCAACGCGGTCATCAGGTTTGGTTCGCTTGGCCATTGCGCGTCCTTTCGCGTTGCCGCCAGATCTCGCAGGTCACGGCCGCCTTCTCCGGCGTCCGCGCCACCGCCACCACCAATTTCTTGATGACGCCTTCCTTGTTCTCCCAGCGCACCACTTCGTAGTCGATGTGACGCGGGCCGTGCTGGACGTAATACACCACGCTCATCGCGCCATCCCGCGATACTCGTAAGCCAGCGTGGCGGCGGCGTAGGCGGCGGCCTCGGAGCCGTCGTCGGGGATCGGCGGCAGG